CCGCCCTTCCGCATCTCGAACCACTCTGGACTCCGCTGCGGTGCGGATACAAACTCAAAGCGCTTGCTCACTTGACCACCTCCCAGATGACTACCGCTACGATCCACGCCAGCATCAATGCGACGGTGAACTTCGCGCGCTCTCGCGTTCGCTCTTGGCGCTCTAGGCGCTGATACTCCGATGTGAAGTACGGCCGCACAACCATCTTGGGCGTGCTCTTACGATTGACTTTCACAGTGACCCTCCTACTACTAGAACGATGTAGATGCACGCGATCAAGATCGCGTAGCCGATACCGTCCAAGATCGCCGACCTCATGCTGCCACCGCCATACCGAAGTCTCGGTTGTAGTAGCAGGATGCGGTGTAGGCAACTTCGCCAACCTCATCGGCGAACACATTGAACGCCTCAGCCTTGACCTTGCCACGGAACACGCGCTGCACCGTGTAGGTGTCGTTGGCTGCGAAGAAGCTCGCCGCCAGTGATCGCACCGCGGCCACCGGAGATTGCGAAGATGTTTCCCTTGCCGATCTGGCTTACCAGTTCGAGTGCCTGTGCGTTTGTCATCTTGACCTCCTTGTCAGTCCAGCCGATTGGCTGAGTCCTGCCTGACATAGGCATCATAGGGTCAACGGTTCGCGGCTGTCAACCGTGTTGCGTGAGTATCTTTTATGCAGAGTGGATAGCCCCTGGGTGGGGAGGGTCCACCCAGGGGAAGCCGCCTAGGACGGCTGCGACAAGTCCTCTAGAGCGAAGGCGATCAGGAGCCTGAGGCAGATGCCACACAGGAGCACCTGCTCAGACTCCACCTCCCAGACCCTGCTCTGTAGCTCACAGACCGAGCAAGTGCCATAGGGGCGCTTGACTCGGACTGGCACGGTTAGTTGCGCTTGAGGCCGTATGCGCCGTTGTCGCGGTCAAGTGCCTTGACCACGATGCCCAACCCTGAGGCGAGACCGGCGGAGACGATGGTGCGGAAGTCGCCACCTTGGATGTCCAAGAGTGGGATGCCCAGACCGAGCGCCACCGAGATGCTGACCGTGAGGAAGGTGCGGACAAAGTCCAGCGCGATCTCATCGATCTGCGTGTTCGCGGCGACATACTTGATACCTGCCCAGATTCGGTTCATGCCCTTTTCCTTTCTAGTGGCAGCGGCTGCTGCATTGATGACGGCGAGACCGTCTGCGGCGATTGCGCCCCAGTCAGCCTTACCGATCTGATCCAACTGCGCCTGTACAGCGTCAGGTGTCTTAGTACCCTCTGCCACCTTTCGTGGCTCTGCGTGGCTCCTAGGTGCCTGTACGACGATTTTAGGAGCAGGTGCTGGCGTAGGTGCCGCAGGCACGACTGGCGTAGTGGCAACTGGCGCGGCTGCTGGCGCAGGCGCGGCTGCCTTCTTGCCTGGGTGGGTGACGATCAGGAGGCACTTGTAGTCCACTGCGACCTTCTTCGCCTTGACCTTGCTGTTGGCGATCTGGCGCAGCTGCGCCTCAGTTACCGGCACGCCGTACTTCTCAGCAGCGACCTTCTCGTCGCGCGTCGGACAGGTCCACTGCCAGCCGTCAACATCGTCATAGCCAGCGCTCGTCATATGGCCGTAGCCAGCCGTGATCTTGGCAGGCTGTTGCTTGCTCCACCACTTGTGCCAGCGGTCGTGCCACGCGCTGATCTTCACGCCTGCTGGGTAATCGACTGCCTGCTGGACCCAGACCATGAGCGCAGCGCCACCCTTCGCGGCTGCGACGGCGTCCTCCCATGACTTCGCATATCGAGCCTTGCCGCCTAGGTGCGCGATGACCTTGACCGCCTCTGGCAGGGAGCCGCCGTTATCCGACACGCCCTGCTTGTCAACGCGCTTGAGTGCAGCCTTCTGCGCTGCGACACCGTCAGCGGCGCTGTAGTCAACGCTGTAGCCAGAAGCCCACGAGACTGCGGCAGCACAGGATGACCAGGTGCAGTCATCTAGGATCTGCTTCGCGCCCTTCTGCTGCGCTTCAGCGTCTGAGTAGAGCTGCGACTTGACCTTGTACTTCACGCTGCTACCTCCTGCTTGATGAGCACCGCGAGTGCGCGACCGGCTGCGTCGTAGTCGAGAGCGGCGCTGACTGGGTGACCAGCCGTCACGCCGACGGCGTACTCCTTGCCGTCGTTCTCAATGCGCCAGAGCGTGCCACCGAACGCGGTGTGATTGTCGTTCGGTACGACAGCGACCCACTCCATAGGAGCGACATCAACGCGCGTCCATCCCTGTAGGTGTACCTGCTCGATGTGGTCTGTGTGTGCCATCAACCCTCCATCCACCTAAGTGGTCCAGTCAGTAGCCAGATCAGTGTGAGGCCGCCGAAGAGTGCGGCCATCGTGGACTGCGTGTCGCCCTCTGGCAGAACGACCACAGCAAAGAGCAAGCCTAGAATCGTCCAGGCTCCACCGACGAGATCAACGATGATGCGCTTGATCACTTGGTCACCTTTCTCGCCGCAGCAGCAGCACTAGATGCAGCAGCGACAGCAGCACTTGCCACCTGGCTGATCACGATAGCGACCGCCACCGGCGCAGCCTTCTCTTTCTCGGCAGGTGAGAGATCCTTGCCTAGGTTGGTAATCGCTTCAATCGCCTTGGTGACGGTCTCAGCGACAGCAGCAACAGCCTCACCAACTGCCGCAACCGTTTGCTCGCCAATGTTATCTGGTGACGGTGTTGGTTCAGGTGTTGGCTCCACGCTCGGCGCTACGGATGGTGAGTCAGTAGGTACAGGAGTGGGATCAGGAGTAGCGGACTCACTCGCACTAGGTTCTGGCGTAGGGTCAACCGTGGGCGACGGCTTGGGTGTGGGAGTCGGTGATGGGATCGGCGATGGTTGGACACTTGGCACCTCACTTGGTGACGGCTCCGGCGTAGGTGTCGGAGTCGGCTCAATGCTTGGCTCAGGAGATGGTGACGGTTCTAGCGTTGGTTCTGGCGAAGGCTCCACAGTCGGCTCTGGACTTGGCTCTAGCGACGGAGATGGTTCAGGTGTAGGGAGCGCGCTAGTAGTTAGCCACGCAGCAGGAATCACGCCGTAGCCGAGTGTTGGTGCGCCGTACCAGAGACGCGCGCACGCGCCACCACCCCACTCGAACATCCAGATGTCGAGCGCGTAGGACTGACCTGCGACGAGCTGCGAGTAGCCCTCATTCGGTCCAGACCAGTGACCGCCGCAGCCGTGGAAGTTCCAGTCATCAATCGTCAGCACGCCGTCTAGCGTCATATACCAGCCATCGTCTGACCAGTTCAGGAACTCCCACTGGCCGCTCTCTGGCACGGTCAGCCAGCCTGTGAAGTGGACCATGAACATATCGGCAGGACAGCCCTCTGCCGGTGGAGCGCCACCCCAGTCGTAGTCGATGTTCGGCACCACACCTGAGTAGCAGACTGGTAGGTCTGGCGTGGTCTCCCACGGAATGAGTCCAAGCGGTGAGCCGTCGTAGACGGTCATCGTCACGCCCTGCTGTGGCAGATCCTCAGCTCGGACGATGGGCAGGAAGATGAGCGTGCTAAAGATGATCCCCAAGAGTGGGAACGCGAGCCGCCTCACTTAGTGAGCAGCGATGCGATTAGTGGCACGAGCACGCTGAACAACAGCCCTGCGATAGCCACTAGTCCTCCTTTGAGTTTGTCCACATCGGAGCGCACCTGATCCAACTTTGCGGAGTGTGCGTCCAGACGCTCGATCAGTTGGTCAATCTGGCGTGGGGTCATCGTGCCTCCAGCGCAGCAGTCAGCGCCAGGAGCGCGGCAGTTCGATCTGCGCCAGTGCCGGTCACGACTGGCTCGTTGAACAAACCGTCCGACGCGCCAGCAGTCCAAACGCCGTCAACCTGATCAAGCAGTGTGACTTGCAAGCCCTGTGCCGCCGAGGCCGCAGTTGCTTCGTTGAGCGCCTGTAGTTCAGCGTCCATTACGCACCGATCCTTCCAAGGCTCAGTGCTGGGTATACACCAGCGACCACCACCGTGTTGAGTGCGCCACCTGATTGCTGCAAGGCGGTCATCGTCACTAGATCGCCAGCAGCCAGATACAGGTTGGTGCTCACCGATAGAATCGTTGATGCGGCTGGCGCAGCAAGAACATTGACTGACCCAACATCTGCACCGTTGACTGCGATGGTCAGTGTGCGCCTACCAGTAGCGTTGGCAGCAAAGGCAATGTTGGCGGTGACGCAGTAGAAGCCAGCCTGACCAACCGCGATGCGGTCGTTGGCATTGTTGAACCAACTCTTCGGATCATAGGTTCCGGTGGTCGGTGTGGTGCTTGCCGTGTCCAACAAGATGGTCGTTGAGGTGTTATTTGTCAGCGACTGAGCAGCAGAAGCAACACTCGCACGCGATACATATAGCGAGTTCGCGCCGCCGGCGGTGATGTTGCCAGTGGCGGTGATGTTGCCAGTGACTGCGGCGCTGGCGCTCGCTGTTAGAAGGCCAGTAGAGGTGATCGCTCCTGTGCTTGTGAGAGAAGCAACCTCAACACTACTGTCAAAGACGGACGCTGCCGGAACATTGATTCCTAGATTGAACTTGAACCTTCCTGGAGAATCTTCAACCGTGATCTGCCCTGGACCGCTGGCTGATGGCGTAGTCTCAGTCAGAAAGATGTATGAATCACCACTAATCACGCGCACTTCCTGCAAGATCGATGTGTTAGCCAACACGGTGCCTACAAACTCAATAGTGATTTTTAGATAGGCAGCATCAGATGGAACAGTTGCAAACTGGAGATCAGTTGGGATAATCGTAGCAGTGCCGTTTGTAGTGGAGTTGTCGTACTCCGTGCCAACTGCGGTTGTTTGATCCTGCTTGAAATACCTACATTTGACATTGATTTGCGCTGAGGCTCCGGTTCCGGCTCCGAAGCGAAATAGTGGAACATAAGTCTTGCCTCTATCGCCAGATGTTGCTACTGCAATAAACCTAGTGAGGTAAGCAGTTTGCAGGCTTGATCCTGCGGCACAAGAAACTTGAAATACATTGGTAGATCCAGCCGTGGCGTCGGTGATAATCGCTGCTGTGATCAGAGCAGCAGGAGTCCAAGTCCAGTACGGCAGTGGGTTCTCTGCGGTAATCGTGTCGCCTGCTGCATCCGGCGGAATGGCGAAGTCACCGTTAGCCACGCCAGCCTGAATCTCTCGGAGCGCAGCTGGACCGAAGAGCAGCGCGGTCTCGCCGTCGCTCGATGTGCTGACGAGCGGTGCGCCCTTGTCGGCGTTGACGCCGCCCTCAAATGCTCCGAAGCCTTCTCGGTTTGTGCCGTACTTACCCATCGTTAGTCCGCTCCAATCAATACGCTGAGACCCTTGAGATACTTGCGGCGGAAGTCCGCCTCAATCTCGTACTGGACTTGGTAGGTGCCGCCACCTTCTGCGAATCGCATTGTCACTGTAGGGATATAGAGAATCTCGTTGGAGCAGTTTAGCGTGGGCGCGTTGATCTTCACATACTGCCCAGGGAGCCACGCCTTGACCAGCGTGTATGGCGTCGCAGCTGCGGCTGGGTACCCTTGGCTGTAGCCATACGACCAGTCAGGAGAAGCAGTCTGACTCAGGTTCGCACCGGCAACCGTGAACGAGACGGTGCGTCGTGGCTTACCGCGCGAAAC